CCTTGGATTAAAGATTCACTGATTGATGCCATTATTTATCTCCTTATGTCCCAGACCCTGCTTGCATATTGTTATTGTTACCACCACCAAGACCACCAAGCCAATCAAAGAATCTTCCAGTAAGTGCTCCAAGATCACTAGCCCCAGACTCTTGCTGTTGACTCAACATGCCCTGCATGGTTCCACCAAGGAGTGCCTGACCAATCTGACCAGCAAGGTTGCCCTGTGCAAGACGGCTTGCCAGCAAGGCATTGATACCACCCATAGCAGCTTCACCAAACAACCCTGCTCCTCCCTGCTGAAGTTGGGAAGCCAACTGAGCACCTTGGAGACCTGGGTTGTATGCTGAGATAAGAGCATTCATGGGGAGATATCCACCAGTCTGGAACTGTCTACCCAATTCAGCAGCCTGAGCTTGCTCTCTTTGTGCTTGTTCCATAGCAGCAATGGCTGCTTGGTTCTGCGCTTCAGCCTGTGCTTTAGCAAGAGCAAACTGCTCAGGTGCTCCACCGTATTGTGCCGTATTGAGACCAAGGCGTCCCTGACCCAACAGGCGCTCCTCAAGGGCTAATCGCTGTCTTTGTTCCTCTGGAGTTTGTATTGCCCTCAGTTGATTGTATACGTCCTGTGTACGCTGCTGTAGTGGCTGTGTAGCTTGTCCATAGAACCCTTGGGCACCTGTGAAGAGTTGATTCTGAAGTGCCTGCTGTTGAGGGCTAAGGGTCATACCATAGCCACCTTCAGGGGTAGCCTGAAGATTGCCAAGACCCGTGGTTACTGTGAAGGGTCTAAACTGTGTTTGACCAAGGGCTTGTTGAGCAAGTGCATTGGACTTTTCCAAAGCAGTTTGCCCTACGTTACCAATGTTTTCATAGGCTTCATTAACCAAAGCACCACCACCAAGGAGACCTGCCCCTTGACCTATGGCACCTAGGTTATTGCTAATACCGCTAAAAATATCACTCCATGAAGGCATTCTATATGATCCTCTTTTAGTAATTTCTACCAAGTAACGTGTAAATGTTAAATTCCTGCAAAGACACTTGGTCTGTTATAGTAGCCTCAAGACCCACTACAATGTTAGTTCCACTACCGGAAGTATTAATGTTAGGCACAACGTATTCAATACCACCAGAGTATTCATCAATACCATATTGTGCTATACCATAAGGTGAGAAGTCACCAAAGTTTAATAGATTGACAACAAAAGACTTAAAAGAGCTATTAAACCCATATCCCCACTTAAAAGTGACTACAACGGAATTCCCTCCGATAATGGTAGGCTTTATCTTTTTAAGAAATTTTAGTTTAGAAGGCTCTCCAAATGTGAGGTTTGGACTGTAGTAACGCATTACATAAGTAGCGCCGCCATCTGAGTACCCCGAATAACTAGCAATACCCGCTGAAGTGCCCACATAAAGAGTACCATCAACTAACCTTTCAAAACATTTGAACTTATTAGTAGGCCATCGTGTTACCCTATAAGAGCCATCCTCAAGCGTACCTTTGATATCAAAGCAATAGACAGTGTTGCTTGTTGGGAAAAATACATTGTAAAAAGAGTTTTCAGGACTATAGACGGACGTTATTTGACCAGTTTCAGCTTTAATTGCAGCGATTATATCAGTTTTAATATTTCTTGAAAGATCATTCAATGGCAGTGATTTTTCTTGAATGGTTCTTCCAAGAGCCTTGAGACCCGAATAGCTCATAAAAAGAACATCATTGCCTGTGTACTGAACTGAGTCTCTTGAGACGCACCCAACTCCTGCTACAGTATCAGCCAGTGTCATTGTAGCGGGTGCTTCAGCCCCTTGATAAGTAATAATACTGTGCTTACCAAAGATAATCAAAAGATTGTTATGTGCAGCTAGGGCTACAATCTCATCGTAACCATCAGGCCATACCTTAGTCAAATCAATAGAGCCGCTAGTACCACCAGACCACTTTTGACCATTAAGAAGGTCAGACCAATAAACCGTTGTCTTATTGGAGGTGGTGTCTGCTACCCAAAGGCGACCATAGGCTGCAAGAACTTCATTAGCGTAAGGAACTGTAGCTGAGTAAGAAGGATGGCTGGACATCTTGGTAACAGCCCCAAGGGTGTTGCTGTACACCAAAGGCTCATAGCCCCTTTGGAAGAAGTAGCAATGATCGTTAAAGTTTACAATCTTCCAAGCATTTGCGGTAATCGTATAAGAAGCTGGAGTGGAATCGGTTAAGGTTGTCGTTCCTCTGAATATCTTATTGTTGCCCGCTGAGAAAATTACAGTGTTACCACCGGAATCTCTAAACTGTTTTACTACTTGAATAAAACTTGACCCAAGAGGGCTTGCTGATGTTGTGATAACCGAATAACCTTTCCTAGCTGAAATCCTTCCGTACTTATCAATAACACAGTTGTCAGCATAAGTAGCAAAAGAGGGGTCAAGAGAAAGAACCGAGTCTTCCGTATTAAGCCCTCTAAACCCAGGAGCAAGTAGATTAATGGTTTGTAATGGGGCTGCCATCTTATACAACCCTAAAAACAGTTTCTTCAGGATGATACGAAGCGTCAAAAGCAATGGCGTCTCCTAGGTATTTATCAGCAATGGCAAAAAACTCAGCAGCACTAGTGCCACCAGTTTCCCCACGCTCTCTTGTAGAGAGAGCAAGTGCAAGGTGCATGACAGGTATCCAAGGAATCTTTATCACATCGGAAGCAAGTGCCAATGGTGCTTGTCTAACAACGGCATTAAACTTAAGAACATACTCACCCGCAGGAGTGGGGTAAAGAATGATATTCATATCACCCGTTGAGGACACAGTGGTATAACTAAAATACACAGGAGTCCCCTGAAGGGGAGTATCAGTTATATTGTTCTGTACGTCTATCCAATCTTTAGCTTGGTAAACGATACTCTTATTATTTGTGTTATCAAGAAAACTAAGGTGTTTGAAATTTTCACCTATCCCTGAAAGAGTGTATTCGTTCACACCTGCAACAGTGGTTACAGTAATTGTGTTTCTAAGTGCAGTCCAATCCCATGCCTGCTCCACTGAGTCTTTTGCATCATTTACAAAAGAACCAATTAGGGCTGCATATGCATTTTGATTGATCGTTGTAATCTCATCTTCTCGGAGCCTTCGGAGAACATTATTTACCAAAGTGAGATAGTTCATGCTGTACCTCTAGTTTTATAAAACTCTTGCAAAAGAATAGACAAAGGATCTGAAGCTGCAATGGGTGTTAGTTGTTGCAACCTTGGATCATAAGCTACTTGAGCCATGAATGGGTTATACTCAGGGGTTGTGTAGGTTTGCCTTGTTGGTTGTCTTGATAAAAGGCCTGCACCAAAGAGACCTGCAAAGAGTTTTTGAAGATCAAGGTTAGGGGTGTCTACCTTTGGAACATCTGGCACATTCACTGCAATATCAGGAAGATTAGGTAAATCTATAGGTGTCTCAGGAACATTAACTGCAATGTCTGGAAGATTAATGCCCTGCAGATCTATAGGGTTGCTAGGTAAATTCACTGCAATATCTGGAAGATTAGGTAAATCTACATTTAATAAATCGGGTAAGTTTATAGTTGGAAGAGGTATGTTTGGAAGTTCAAACGGACCGTTATCAAACAAATCTGGTAAATTTATGTTAGGAAAATCTATATTAGGTAGATTTACATTAGGTAGATTTACATTCAAAGAAGGGAAGTTTAGATCAGTGGCAATGTTGAACAGAGAGCCTTGGTCTACACCACCAATGTTAGACAACACATCGGAGACTTGTACATTCTCTACTAGGTTCTGAAGGCTAGGCGGCAATGAGCTAAGAACACCCGACTGACCTACAGTCCCAAGGTTCATATCCCCAAGGACACCGCCTACAGCAGACCATTGGTCCTGTGGGAGCTTAATACCAAACTTGAGTGCATCAGCCAGATTAAGATTTTCTACACCTTGAGCAAGCGTGTTGGTTCCTAGATCAAGCCCAAGAGTATCCCCTAGAGTTCCACTTAGGAGACCACCAGGAGCACCTGCGTAGCCAAGGACACCTGCTGTAAGAGCATCTTCGATATCCCCGCCTGAAGCTAAAGCAACACCTGCTTTACCCAGTCCTTGACCAAGAGCTGTCTGTAGGAAGGAAGGAGCTGCTATGTTGAGTGCAGGGTTTGCTATGGCTGACGCTGCCGTAGGGGCAAGAAAAGAAGATTCTATAAGACTTGTATTGATCCCGCCCAAGGGCATTAATGAGGGAGGGGATGCTAGTCCTGCGGGAGCAAGCAAAGAGTCGCTTATGAAGTTTGTATTAGGGATGTTGAACTCATCTACAGGAACAGAAGATGGTCCAGCCAATTTACCACTAAGATAAGCAGTTCCACCAGAGATAGCAGCAGCCTTAAGTGCATCTTCCCAGTCAGCTCCAGAGAGTTTTGTAGTTGTTCCACTAGCAAGGGCTGATCCCAAGGCTTGCCCACCAACACCGGGAAGGAGCATATTACCAATAACAGCACCAGCAGTGGTTAGCGCTGCATTGACAATGGGGTTAGCCATTGCCTGTTGGAACTCACTGGGGTCATTCTCAGGGTTCCAATAGCCACCAATAGCAGGACCGTACTCCTGAAGGTCTGCATAAGGATTATCCGAATACTTCTTCCTTTTGGTTCCAAAGGAGAAGTGTGCTTCAAAGTCCTCAAAACCTACTTTCTTAGGAAGACCAAATTGATCACGAATGTCATTAATCTTTTTAGCAAAACCTTGCTGAGTGAACCGATCATTTCTATAGTCCAACCAAGCAAGTTCAGTCTGTTCATCAGCGGACAGATACTTCCTAAGATCTTCGTTATCGGTGTAATACTCGTACCACGTCTTGATGTCATCAGCTACCTGAGTATTTTCCCCTGAAGGTCTGTAGGGGAGATACATGTCACCAATCTGTTCAGGTCTGTTGGTGGCTACATAACCAGGTGCTTGGTTAAGTTGAAGCATCTCACTGTAGCCCACACGGGTTCTATCAGGGGTTGCCAAAGGAGCTTCATAAGTTCTACCACCAAAGATATCAGTAGCGCCCGCAAGGTCTACATCGGGGTTTACTACATACTCAGGGGTGTAGGGATTGGTGATTGTGCTGGAAGTAGCACCAGGAACACCAAACATACTACTTGCTCCTTGTATAGCCTCCATGTTCAATGTTTCATAGATCTGCTTAAGTTGCTCTTGCGTAGGGATAGCAGGAGCCGTAGGAGCTTCCAAAGGAGCAACAGGAGCTTCAGGTTCCAAAGGAACATTAGCTTGTGTCAACATAGAAGGCGTTGCTACAGAGGGGGCTTCAGAAACAATGGAAGGAACTACAGGAGCAGGAACGGAAGGAGAGAACATACCATTTGAAGCTTGGATAGCAGGTATATTCAGATTCTCAAAAGCCTGAGAAGGCGATACAAAAGGAATCTCTGGTGTTGGTTGTTTGAACACAGGTTCAGGGACAGCAATAGGCGCTACACCCTCCTGAGAAACCGTTGGAGCTACAAAAGGAACTTCAGAGGTAACAGGAGGTGCTACTGAAGGTGCAAACATACCACCCGTGTTTTGAATAGCAGCCAAAGCATTCTGTATAGTCTGATAGTCTATTTGAGGCTCAACGGGAGCAGCGATAGTAGGAGGTGCAACAGGTTCTTTAATAGGTGGCACCACAGACTCCAATGAAAGCTCTTGAGGCTTCATAGGAGGCGCTACAGGGGCTACAGGAGCTTGAGGGGCTACAGGAGGTGCTGTAGGGGCCACAGAAGCCACAGGAGGCTCTACAGGAGCCACAGGAGGCTCTACAGGGGCTATAGGGGGCTGTACAGGAGCTTGAGGCGCTACAGGGGGTGTTACTGAAGGAGAGAACATTCCACCTGTGTTTTGGATTGCCGCTAATGCGTTTTGTATAGCCTGATAGTCTACTGGAGGAGCTGCAACAGGAGCTTCTTTTGCCTGAGTAACGGAAGGGGTTGTTTTAGGCTCTAG